TGGTTTCGTTATTACTATTCCATTCAAAAATGGTTTGATATTCTCTATCAATGTTAGCAGTTAACATATCTTGAGCTTGTGATAATAGATTGGCTCGGATTTCGAACCCTGATTTTGGTTGTGACATTTTTGTCTCCTGTGTTTGTGTGTGTTTAAATTTTAAAGAGGGGATCTTTCGACCCCCTCTCTATACCTTTTACCGTATACTCGGTATCAAATATCTATACCTAAATTAGGTTAAGATATTATCAACGCGGAATATGCGATAATATTGGTTAGTTCTAACAGCAGCTAGACCGTCAGTAGGTGTTAAACCTACAAATGGGTTTGATACCATTCCGTAACGAGTTTTGAACCCGATACGTGGTTGGAAGGTATCCTCAGCAACTGCTCTGACCATTTGTAATGGAACATATGGGCAGTAGAACACGCCAGCATCATAAGGATTAGATCCTTTGAAACCAACGTTAGCGTAATCAGCAGTAGCATATGGGTCAATATAGACTTTAATGCGACCGTTAAGTGTACCAGCAAAAGTATTGCCAGTGTCGTCAACGTTAAGAGCTGTGCTCATAGCTGGTGTGTAGTCAAGCATACCAGAAGCAGCTAAAGCAGTAGCAACGTCTGATGAACAGATAACGATGTTACCTTTTCCTCTACGTGTATCTTTAGCAATTTGGTTAGCTTCACGATCCAACTGAACTACAAGACCCTTGAATTTTTCAGCTGACCATCTACCATCAGCGTCTGATGACATATTGAATATACCATCAATTGCGACGTTAGCAGTAGTAGCACCTAGTTTAGCTTGAGAGTTAAGAGTTCTGATAACTTCTCTATTGATTTCAGCAAGGATTTCAGTAGAAAGAATGTTAGCAAGCTCTGTCTCAGCGTCTAGGCCATGGATAGCTTTAAGGTCTTGAGCAAGTTCTAAGCTGTAGTCAGCTCTTAGTGCTCTTGATTTTGCAGTAACGGTTTGCTTTTCAATGGTGAAACCCATTTGCTGAATAGCAGTAGCACCTGATGAACCTAAAGCTTCAGCTTTAGCAGTTGCCATACCGCCAGCAGCGTGTGCTGCAGAGATGTCAGAGTCAGCAATAGTGCCGTCTCCGTCACCATCTGAGATACCTTCAAGACCTGAAACGTTGTCAGAGTCATGAGTACCAGCAGAGTCACCAGAGAATCTTGTTTCAGCTTCGTTAAAGAGAGCTTCTCTTGATGAAGTTGAACCGCTCTGATAGCGTGATTTCATCGCAAAGATTAAGCCTGTAGGACCAGTCATTGGTTGTACCCCACAAACATCATAAGCGATAAGGTTAGGCATTGCACGTCTAACAAGTGAGATCAATACTGGATCCCATGTTCCGATGCTGCTAGTAGCGTTAGCTGGTGCAGCTTCAGTAATGAAACCTTGTTCTTGAGCTCTTTGCTCACGCAATGCTTTTTCTTGGTTCTCTAGAACCACGGCTGTAACAGCCTTACGATGATGATCTTTAATAGAACCAGCAGACTCTTCATTGAGTACTGGATTCCATTTTTCGATCAATTGGTCATATGATTGCATTGTTTTCTCCTAATGGAAGGTTAAAAATAAATTATTTTTTAACTTTGCGGATAGCACTAATGTATGAAGACATAAGATCAGAAACTTCCTCGGTTACTACACCTTCTCCGTTATCTTCTATTTCTTCTTCTAAATCTTGTGCTTCCACGGTTTTCTTATTGAAGTATGATTCTTTGATCGTTTTTACTTTATTTGCAAAAGTAGCTTCGTCTTCAAAGTCTACATCTTCTACTAAGCCTTTTAGCTTTTCTACTTCTGTGTCGGCTAAATCTTTGGCAGCTTCACGAATGACAGCTTCCCTTTGATAACCTTCAAGAAGTTTAGCGTTTTCGATAGCTTGCTCAGTTGCTTCATTGAGTTTACCCTCTAATGCTTCAACTTCTTCAGCAAGCTCGTCGACTAGGTCTACTTTAGACTCAGGAACTTCAATATAAGATTCAGTGAATAGATCTTTCAATTTACCCATGAATGCTTCAGCAATTTCAGTACGTAAAC